ATTCTTTTTGTTTCGCCTTTTTCCCATTTTCCTAATTTAATTTCCATAATCGCTCCCCGCTGTTTATCAGCTTATATATATAATATAACCGAAGCCGCTTCAGTTTGTCAACCGTTTTGAGAAAATATTTTACTTTTTTTTGAAGATTTTTTGCCTTTTTACTTAACAGACATGAGCCTAAATTTACCCTTTTTTACATGAAAAAACCGTCCAGAAATGGACGGTTTACTGTTGTCTTTATCACATTGTCAAGAAGAATAAAACGCCACAACACAACGCTTTAATCTTTGAGTTTTCTCCGCAAGCGCCGAATAGGTAAATCGAGGGCGCAGTCTGTAAATGTCAACAGCCGTCGCCAAAATATTACTTATAGGGCTTGTGAGAATATCGGAATGTGAAATCACAACCGATACCGCAGGCTGGGAAACAACGTTAAAATTAACGCCGTATTCAGCCAGTGGGGTTTCAATAGCCGCATTTTCTACGACCCCGGGCGGTTGATCAGGGTTCGGCGCGGCGAATACCAATCCGAAACCTACCAACAGCATAATCATCAGAATAAGAAACTTTTTCATGATGACCTCCTGCAATTTATTTAATACGCCAAGCGTATTTTTACTCTACAAAATATTCACCTTTTACCACACAAAATATTCATACGGTTAAATAAACACGTCAACAATCCATGGTATGAACTTATTTATAACCGGGAAAATACACCCTGCAATAATCCGTAAAACTTTCAGAGCCGTCCAGCAGAGCAAGATAATAAATAATATCCTCGTAATTTTCTTTTCCCATTCCAACCGCTCCGCTATTTGAACGTAACTCGTGTATAAGCTGTTGTACCGCTCGTTCATACTCATTAAAGAGGTATTCAATTCTGTCCGCTGTATCTCCAATGCTTGCCGCTCGCTCTCTGACAATTTCAAGTCTGCTGACTGCTCTTGTAACAAGAGTATCGTATTGTCTAAGTCGTTCTGTAAGAGCGCGGTTTGTATTTTCAAGTTCCGTAATTCTTCTCTGATACTCAAGGATATTGCTGTCAATGTGTTTTCCGGTTGTTTTGCATCCTGAGAAGTGAAAAGAAAAAAGCACGCACAAGACAATAAAAAAACTTCTAATAATCTTTTTTTCATTCATATACCCTCCCCTACCTTACTTCATAATGCGGCCAATCCTGCGGATTCCAGTCCGCGCCGCAGATTAAACCTGACACTTTCGCGCAGTTTTTTATTACGTCAAATTTATCTTTGTAATGAGCCAAGTCCCATGTCGGTCTGCCGGCTCCGTCAACAGGCAGAATATCCATAGCAAAACCTTTAATGTGCTTGCTATCCATAGTCCAGGTAATTACATAATTGTCCTTGTCGCTGCGTAACAAATACAATCCAGCCTTTTGGCGTTTTGCGTTTACGCTTTCAAGCGGTTCCCTACCCTGCGCGTAATACGCTTCTTGCACGGCAAGAGTGCGCCTTCCTTCAAATACGATATATTGAGTATCGCCAAGAGCGAGATCAAGCCTTTGCAATAACGCCTGAAAAGCAAACTTTGCCGAAGCGTCAAGTTCATTTAACATCTTCATACTTCTTTCAGTCATTTTATATTCTTCCTGTCATTTTTTTAATGCGGTATTTGTTTTTATCAATACAGTCATCGCAACATATTTTCTTTGCGGCTTCCGTCTTAAATTCCTTTTTTGATTCCTCGTACTTTTCGCATTTCTTTTCCATGCCGGCAACTAATATCTTTATTGTGCCGTCAAAAAACTTAATCAGAACTTCACGAATAGCCTCTTTAATATCAGCAAAATCTGCGTATGTGTCTCCGCAAGATACCTGATTCGCCTTCGCTTGCAAGAGCATATAACGCTTTTCAATATCACGCAGGATTGTAGATATATACCTTTCCTTTCCGGCTTCTGATAATTTTTCCCAAAGGCTATTTCGCCGGATTCGTCTGTATAACTCACTCTTTACCAATGAAGTAAATTTTTCAAACGTAAAATAACAATGCTTTCCTTGTATCAGCGGCTCCCTTAGATGATCCTCAAGTTCTTCCACAAGGTCATACAAGTCAGCCGTTACCTCATGATCTACATCATCGGAAAACTTTTTAAGGCTTTCTTTTAACAACGTATCCTTATCGCGCTTTGCCAACAGGCGTTGAACGCCGCCGATATTAATTTCTTTATCGCCCAACTTGAGCGAAAATCCGCATATTAGCACAATAAAAAGAAATGCCAGTAAAGAAAAAACAATTATCAATAAATGTTCGATTGATAATTTATCCACGTCTACATTCACGTTTGTTGCTAATAAATATAATGGCAATCCACTACCCCCAAACTTTTTAACCATAAAAAAAGCCCTCTATGCCCACACCAGTTTCCCGGTATCGGTATAGAGGGCTCCGCGTTTTCGGTCGCCTATATTAACTAAAATAAAGTATAACCACTTATTTTTACATAGTCAAGTGTTTTTTATGTAAATGTAAAATATTTTCCTATCTTCTTTATTGTCGCCGTAAACGGCAGTTTTTCCTTATATTTTTCCAACTGCTGCATTAAAACGGAAGAACCTGAGAAAAAAACAAAATGCGTGTCCGCATCTTCGGGATAAGCGAATTGAACAGTAAGGCAGTCGGGATTTTTCGCCTCTGCGTATTTTGTTTTTTTAATCCTGTATCGGAGTACCGATATTTCTTTTTCAAGAATGTCATCGAGCGGCACTTTTTTTCCGTCCATAATCGGAGATACCGTTGTATCCGCAAACTCAGAAAATTTGTTCATTCAAATTACCTACCTTTTTCATTAATTCCTTAAACTGCAATGTTACCTGTAAATTATGCGTGTTGGCGTGTTTCAGCCAGCCCCATGTCGAAGCCACGGAAGAGCGGTATTGTTCCGCCGTTATCCTTTTCTTTTTGTAAAGTTTCGGCAGAGCCGCGAGCCGTCTGCGCACTCTTTTTGTCGTCCTCTTCCGCAGTAGAATGTAATTGTCAAAATGCCGATACCCCAAAAAATCAACGCCGCGCGAAACCGGAAACACGTCGCATTTACTGAACTTTAATTTTAGTTTTTCATCTATGAACTTTGTCAACAAATCCCTGCATTCCTTCAATTTTGTTTTATCGTTATGGAACAGGCAGAAGTCATCGCAATACCGCAGATAGTCTATCTTCCCGAATTTTTTCTGCATAACGTGTTTTACATACTGGTCTACCTCATTCAAATACAGATTGCCGAACCATTGAGAAGTGTAATTTCCAATCGGCACGTTTTTACCGCCGGGGAAACTGCGGACAATGTTCTCAATAAGCCAGAGAGTATCGGGACATTTTATTTTCCGCTTTATAATTTCCATGAGTATGTCTTGATCTACCGAAGGATAGAACTTTGAAATGTCGCATTTGAGAACGTACTTGTTTCGCCTGACAAACTCCATTGCGCGGAGGCTTCCGGCGTGTATACCTTTATTCTCGCGGCAGGCGTAAGAATCGTGAATAAAAATCTTATCCCAAATTGGTACCAGTAAATTCATTAATGCGTGTTGAACGATACGGTCCATGTAGAACGGCAGAATATAAATGACACGTTCTTTCGGCTCGTAGACCGTTTTCTCAAAATATTTTGAAGTGGTAAAGGTTTTGTTGACAAGAGCGAGCCTGATATTCTCAAGCCGTTCATCGAGATTGGCTTTTGTTTTAATCACATATTTTTGCGTGGTCTTGCGGACGGCGGCTTTCTTAAAAGCGAGCCGTATATTTTCAATGTCGGTAATCATTGGCCACAAACAGCCATGTCTACGCATTTTGAATCCTTAAATTGAACTGCGTTGCTTTCTCACCCCTTAAATGATACTAACAACGCAATCCCTCTTTTTCGTGTTTTGCCGGTTGACTTTAGCAACTCGACAAAGCGGAACGCCCAGCCGTAGAGTTAGCAAACGCCGTCCCTATGTCTCCGCCCCCGACCGCCGATATTCGTATTCGCATTCGTCCGATTGTTATTCGCATTACGACACCGCGAACCTGAATTCGTGCCTTCGTTCCAATTGCCACCTGCAAGCAGAGTGGAAATTCGACATTCCGCTCACCAAGGCTCATAAAAAAGCCCTGATAAAACATTATAATTTTATCAGGGCTTTTCTGTCAATCGGACAACTGCGGCTTATTTCATCAGCGGAGCCAACTGTTCACGGATTATTTCCGCTTGCGCTTCAATATCAACCAAATTTTGATACCCTTTGCCGCTGTTTAAGCCGTTCTTTTTGGCGTAATCGAGGCTAACGTCCCTTATAAAACGCCCTGCTCCGGCTTCTCGGTCAAGTTCTTCCAGTTTAGCGGTTAATGCCGTGATTTTATTCTGTTTTTCTTCGGCGGCTTTTTCAGAGGCCGTTTTACCGATTACAACATCATCGCCTATTATTCTCGCATAGCAGCCGTTTGAATTATATTCCTCTTCCGTCGCCGTCAAATTGGCTTTCTTAAATCCGGCGGCTTTCATTTCAGCCTCGGACATAAATACTCTTAAATTTCCGTTTTCTTTTACTAAATATACCATTTTTCCCTCCAATAGTATTTTTGAAGGGGTTTACCGTAGTTTGATAAATAACCGTTATTCGGACAGGAATTTTTTTCGCCCGAATAACGCATTATTATCTTTTTCTTACTACGGTAATTTCCCCATTCCTTCATGCGGATTTTTCCGCCCGAATTACGTTTTACGGTACCGCCCGATTAACGTAATTTTCAGCATACCTTTTTAACGCCTTGTACGGCTCCGCCCCCGACCGCCGATATTCGTAANCGCANNCGNCCGANAGTAANTCGCANNACGACACCGCGAACCCGAATCCGCGCCCACGCTCCAACCGCCACCCGCAAGCAGAGCATAGATATAAGGATACATCGACCCCTTTCCGCC